TGGAGGCTGGGCGGCGATGAAGAATCAGTTGGAGGGTGAGAAGAGGGAAACAATTCTCTGCCGTGCCTATGGAGTCCCTGTTCGTCAAAGTCGGGCAATCTTTCCCAATTTAACCGACAAGAACTTCGTTCAATCGGAAAAACTCCCATCTTTTGCGGATGCCAATTGGGTATTATCGATTGACCCAGCGGGAGCAAAGCCCTGGACAATGGTATTATTTGCAATCGATCCGCATGGAGTCGCATGGGCGGTTAAGGAATTTCCTGACTTCGATACCTGGGGTGGGTGGATTGATCTGACAAAGGATAAGCTGTCAGCCGGCGAGGCCGCCCAGCCGAACGGGTACGGCCTCAAGGATTATGCCGATGAGATTAGGAGAATGGAGAAGATGTGCGGCGATAGTGAGGTCATCCGCATAATCGACCCGCGTCTTGGGGCGGCGAGCTATCAAAAGTCGGAAGGATCTTCCAACATTATAGACGATTTATCGGATGAGGACATTATCGTTCAGCCGGCAGAAGCACTTGATATCGAAACAGGACTCCAGGCGATTAATAATTTACTGGCATGGGATCGGGAAAAACCGATGGATTTGGATAATAAGCCTAAATTGATGTTCTCGGATGAATGTCAAAATCTCATAAGTTGTCTGCAAGCATATGTACCTGGTGATTTGAAGGCCGCCCCAAAAGATTTTGTTGATGTCTGTAGATATTTTTGCATCGGGAACTTCGAGTATTTCAGTGAGGACGAAATGGTATCAACAGGCGGAGGAGGATATTAATTATGGGAGTAACTAAGAAATGGAGTGCGATGCAAAGGGACCAGGTGGTCATTTTGCGAAAGACTGGGTTGAGTTGGCCAAAGGTGAGCAAAGGGGCGGGAATCCCTCGTTCCAGTTGCCAGAAAATTTGGGCGGAGGACTCGGACGGTGAAGTGGAACTGCCAAAACCACCGGCACATCAGATAGAAAAAGCACGGGTTCTCAAGCTCGTCCCAAACCCGAGGCTTATGCTCATTTACTTTGAAGATCGGGAAGGGGTTGCAAGGTGCGTAAAGCGGCCCGAGCAGAATCACCCTGTTAAATCGGAAGTATATGTCAAGAAAGTCGAAGGAGACGATGATCTGTATCGAATCGCATGAGCGACAGGAGAAACGAATCGATGCCATGTTACAGGAAATGGTGGTGGAAGAAGGCTTGGCGGCATTTGAGGCGGGCAGAGACCCCAGCAATTTCACCTTAAAAGAAATTAGCGAATTTATCGGAGTGCCTCTTGTCACAGTCCATCGGGTTGAAAAGGACGCACTGAAAAAACTTAAAAAAATAATGTTAGAATTGGAGATCAAAAATGGAAATACAGGAATTTAGCGAAAAAGGGCCCGATGTAGATGCCATCAAAAAGGAGTTTGACGATGCGAAAGCAAACCTCTCCTTTTGGATGGATAAGGCGGAGCAAGGTAGGGAATGTCGATTTAACGAATGGGCGGGCAAGGATGAAAGCGGAAAGAAGAACGGCCCGGAAGCATTTCCTTGGAATGGAGCCAGTGATCTCGAAGCAAATCTGATTAATCCATTAATTGATGGCGATGTAGCCCTCCTTTCTCAATCGTTATCACAGGCCAACCTGGTAGCCGCTCCCGTAGAAAGTTCCGACATTGGCAGTGCAAAGATGGTAAGCGAGTTTTTAAAATGGCGGATGAACTCAATGACGGAACTCCCTCGGGAGGCCGCTATCGGAGCAAACTATTTATTACAGAACGGAATTACATTTTTCGGAACATATTGGAAAAGGGAAACCACTCGGGTATTTAAGGATATATCACTCGATGAAATCGCCCAAATGAGTCCCGAGCTGGCAATGGCAATTCAAGATCCTGAGATGAAAGAGGGAGTTGAGGAGATGCTGTTCCCGTTATTCCCTAATCTGAAAAAGAGACGGGTTCGTAAGATGATTAATGAACTTCGCAGTAAAGGAGTATCGAAAGTTCCGACTGAGAAAGCGGTAGTAAACAGACCGGCAATTAAGGCGTATGAACTCGGCAGAGAAATAATCATCGACTCAAATGTAATTGATTTGGAGTCTGCTAGGAGCATTCACTGCATCCACTACTACAGCCCCGAAGCATTAATGCAAAAGGTCAGTGAGGGATGGGATAAAAAGTGGATCGAAGAAGTCCTCGAAAACAGCAAAGGCTTTTATGCGGACGAAAGTTATTCGACTGATTTAATGTCCTACGATTCCGGCAACTTTTACGGCACTCAGAATTACGAAGGTATGGTCCGAGTAATTACGACATATCGTAAGGAACTCGATGAAGACGATGTACCTATCTGCACGATTACCTGTTGGGCGGACGAAGCGGAAGGACATGGTTTTCACAGTCCGATGGAATATGATGAAGGTCGTTACCCATTCGTCTGTATCACAAGAGAGAACCTAAATCACCGACTACTCGATTCCCGAGGTTATCCTGAACTTTTAAAGTCTTACCAACAGGCCGTGAAAACAGAACTCGACTCACGGCGCGACCGTGCATCAATGAGTACAATGCCAGCCGCAGAATATGTTGTTGGTCGCAAGCCCGAACGGATCGGACCAGGTGCGCAGATTCCAGTTCGCAGAAGGGGAGAGTTTGGATTCGTAGAAATCCCAAGGTATTCACCGGCAAGCATGGAAGTGGAGATGCAGTTGAGACAACTCGCAAACAAGATAACCGGTCGAGCGACTGGTCCTGATGATGCGGTTGAGGCCAATGCGTTAAAACAGCACATGGTAAATTGTTGGCTCAATGGATGGAAGGAAGTTTTGAAGCGGGTATGGTGCTTGGATCGTACTTACTCGGGGCCACAAATTTGGTTTCGTGTTACAAACAACGAGCAGGGAGCACAGCTTATTTTGGACGAAACTGCTGAGTTGTACGATTTCAATATCACATGGAACTCGATGAACCAGGATGAGGAGAAGGTTCTTCAGAAGTTGGATACAGTCGGCAAGTTAATGGCTCAGTACGACCGGCAAGGAACAGCTAGGTATGACATTTACCTTCGTAAAGTGCTTGAGGCTATTGATCCTAATCTTGCCGGCCAATTGATTGCACCAGCAGAAGAGTCAACTGATAAGGAGATTCAGGAAACTTCTTCTGATATTGCCAAGATCGCATCGGGTCAGGTTGTTAACGCTCCCCAACAAGGAGTAAATTCAAATCTTCGTTTGCAAGTTTTACGGTCGTACTTGGAGGGTACTCCCGAAATACCGGCACAGGATGTCCAAAATCGTATGCAAGAGGACGAGAGCTTCGCCAAGAGACTTCAGACATATGCTGGTCAACTCGAAATGATGCAAGCCCAGCAAAAGAACGCAATCGTTGGAGCTTTGGGTACTGCCCCTGGCAATGTACCAGGCACATCAGCCGCCGCTTAACTAAAAGGAAATATTATGGCATACGGAAAAGGAACATACGGATCGAAGGTTGGAAGACCTTCCAAAAAAGCTAAAGCAATGGGTAGAAAGAAAATGTCTCCCGCTAAGAAAAAAATGCTCAAGAAGAAAAAGTGAGTAAGGTTTACCGAGGAGTTACTTTCGCTGGATATTCAAAACCGAAGCGAACCCCAAACCATCCGACTAAATCCCATGTGGTTTTAGTTAAAGACGATGGGAAGGATAAAATGATTCGTTTCGGCCAACAGGGTGCAAAGACTGCGGGCAAACCGAAAAAGGGTGAGAGTTCAGCAATGAAGAATAAGCGGGCATCGTTCAAAGCCCGTCATGGCAAAAATATCGCAAAAGGAAAAACATCAGCCGCCTATTGGGCTAACAAAGTGAAATGGTAATATGAGTTTATATAAAAATATCGCTAAGAAGAAAGCCCGCATAAAAGCCGGATCAAAGGAACGAATGAGAAAGCCCGGAGCAAAAGGCGCACCTACCGCAAAGGCATTTAAGAAGGCGGCCAAAACTGCAAAAAAACGATGACATTAGGAGATGCAATAAACGGCCTTGGCGAACAAACCGAATGGCTCGTAATAAAGGACTTTATTAAAGAACAACGGGATATGTGCCTGGTTGATTTTCAGGACTATACCCATGTCGATAATCCGCAGAAACTTGCCCGTCTTAGTGGAGAGATTGCTGGATTAACTCGAATAATTGAAAGTTTAGAAAATGCCGAAAGAGACACTGACACCCCATCAGCAATTTAAAAACGAGCATCGGGCTTTGCTTAATCGCTGGCTCGAAGAGAGCGATATAGAGGACCATGATATGGCGAAGATAGCTTTAACCGATATCGAAGAGTGGATGGATGAAGAAGTGATTGAGTTCGATTCCGACATCGCTCTAGATGACCTCGAAGAATAAAAAAGTCGGGTATATTTATGAACAGGCTTTTTTCACTGAAGCGCTTCGCCACGATTTAGATGTATTTACTCCCTTGGGGGACTATTTGCCGGTTGACTGCCTGGTTCAAAACATGGCTGGCAGAATTTACAAAATCCAAATTAAAGGAAGCTCCAAACCCTCTATATGCAGAAGAAAAGATGGGACTTTTGGTCGTTATAAAATCTCGACTAGTTATGGTCGAACGCATCGCACCTCTATTGATTGTACAAAGGTCGATGTAGTGGCCTGTTTTTGTGCCAAAATTGGAGTTTGGTATTTGATCCCGTGCTTAGACATTAATAACGCAATTACAATAAGTCTATCTCCTGACAACCCCGATTCAAAAGGGAAGCACGAGAAATATTTAGAGAATTGGGAAATATTTAAAACTGCCTGAAAAATTTTC